GCCATTTAACAATTCCATGCTCTTAGTGATTTATTAATTCTTGAATTAGGGTCTCTTGCTGTTTTAGCTGAAGTTAATTTTTTTTTCATTCCTTTCATTCTAGCACAAAAGGATTTTCTTCTTTTATTTCCTACAACTTTACTTGGTGCTTTAAGATTTCTTTTCTTACCTGTTTTAGTTCTACCTTTATTATAAGAAGCTCTACCTTTAGCATTAAGTCCACCTTTGGGATTTTTACCCTCTTTACGAGTCCATGCAGGTGAAGACATTATCCCCATAATTATTATTTCTTTTTATAATTCTTTTTATCTTTATTTTTTACTTTACTAATAGTGATAACCATAGCACCACCACCATGTCCATATTTTTTTCTATGAACTTTTCCACCATGTTTCATCATTGGTTTTTTCTTCATTCCATATCCAGGCATATTTATTTCCTTATATTATTATTATTAAAATTACTATAGCTACACCAGCAGCGATACAAGTTTTTCTATGAAACATCCATAAATGTTTTGCATCATCTGGTAAGCATTTAATTTTTTCTTTAATTTTATCTATCATAATTTTCCTTTGTTTGGATAGAGGGGTATATTTCAACCCCTCCATCAAGTATAGTGTAAAGTATACTAAGACTTAACTATTAGTCAATCACATATATGATTTTACCAACAGCATCAGTTCTTAATACTTTTCTACCCCAAACCATTAGACCTCTAACGATATCAGAGAACGAACTTGTGTCTCTAACAGTCTCTACTTTGTTCATAGCAGATGCAGCCGAAGTTGCACTAATATGACCGAATAGAGCTTCAGGTGCAGTTGCTGAACCAGCAGGTGAAGCACCAGATAAGTCGTTAGTTGGAACATTAGTAGATTTGTACATAGAGAAACCTCTAAGTTGTCCAGATGCAACCAAACCATTTCTAATTGAACCTTGACCTGCGTTGAAGTCTACAGTTAACAATTTAGAAGCTGTGTTTGATAGTACATTGTAAAACTCAGGGTGAGCTACGAACCATCTACCTTCTTCTGGTACTGAGTTGACATCTAA